GGGGCGATCTGGCTGTTCCGCGGCGACATCGCCGCCGCCTGGCCGCCAGCGCAGAGGCTGTGGTCGGCCACGGGCGGCTGAGCGCGGCCTTCAGGGAATCCCGTCCGGGAAGATATGCTGGCCATCCGGGCCCAGCGGCAGCGGCACCACTGCGCTCACCGCGGCCAGGGCCAGGGGACCATAAAGATGGGGAAAGAGGCCCACGCGCTCGCTGCCGGCCGCCGCCTCCCAGCGCAGCGCCGCGCCCAGCGGGGCGGTCGGCACCGCCACCATCAGCAGGTCGGCAACGCCTGCGCGGTGCTTCGCGGCCGTGGCACGCAGCTGCGCCGCGGAGGAGAAATGCAGGAAGCCATCCCGCCGGTCATCGGCGCTGCCGTGATAGGCGCCGGCGGCAGCCGCGGCCTGCCAATCCGCCTGGCGCACCAGGGTATAGATCACATCGTCCATACCGAGGGTCTAGACCAGACGCGCCGCGGATCGAAGGGCCGCCGTCAGGCAGGGGTCAGCCGATAGAAAACGAAGCCGCCGATCTCGGCGCTTGGCGCATGGCCCAAAGCCCAGCCGGGCAGGGTATCGGCCCGATGGCAATGGGTGGCGCCGGCGGTGGGATCGTTGATGCCACCCAACGCCGCGCGGTGCGCGATGCGGCGGCAGACCTCCAGCCGCGCATCGGGCTGGCGCAGGGCGCGCAGCAGCGCAGCGCGGCGCGGGTGGCGCGGCGTCCAGCATTCGAACAGGAAGGGCGCGCGGCAGCAGGCGTCCAGCAGGCCGGCCGGCGCCGGCCCGGGCGCGAAGCGCAGCCGCAGGGCGGCATCGGCAGCGGCCAGGCGGGCGCGATTGGCGACCATCGCCGCCAGCGCCTCCAGCGCGCGGACCGGCTGGTCATCGGCTTCGGCGCAGAGCGTCAGGGCGAGGATTTCGGTCGCAGCCGGGCGCGACGGCTGGGCAGGCTTCATGGCTCGTCCTCCTCCGTGTCGCGTTCGCGCAGGCGAACGGGCCGGGCATTGACCCGTTTCATTTCCTCAAGCTTTTCCTCGATGCGCAGCAGATGCTGGGACAGCCGGCGATCGACCTCGCGGATCAGCGACAGCGGCACGTAGGTGCGCGCGACCTCCAGCTTGAAATCCGCAAGCGCGTCGCGGGTGCGGTTCACGACATCGTTCTCGCGCTGGTCGCTGCGCTCGATCCGCTCCTGCAGATCGCGGCGCAGGCCGTGGATCATGTGGAACAGGGCCGCCACGATCGGCGCCTCGACCACCGTGATCCACCAGTTCGGCTCAATGCTCATGGGTTCTCACTGCCTGCTGCTTGAAGGAGGGGGGCGGCACGACCACCCTTGGAGGCGGCGAACCGAATGGATTGCGACGTGGCCCGCTGGACCGAGCCCTATCTGGAAACCTGCTGCCGGGCGGCGCTGCACCGGCTGACCCTGGCGGGCGCGCCTGGCCGCCCGGCGGGGCTGCAGGACGGGCCTTGCCTGGAACGGATCGGCGGCATGGGCCTCGCGCGGCTCAGGGCCGATGGGCGCTATGAGCCAACCGAAGCAGGGCTGGCGCGGCACGCGACGGAAGTGCTGCGGCGCGTCTCAGACGCCACGCCAGGCGAAGCTGCGGGCGGCGGGCGGTAGGCTCGGCAGGCGGACCGGTTCGGCAGCGATCGCGCCGGCCAGCGCATCCAGCGCGTCATCGCGCTGCCCCGGCAGACCGGGCCGCCAGGCCGCCATCTCCGCCGGGAAAGGCGTGCGGAAGACGCTTTCATGCGCATGCAGGCGCCGCCCGGCGAGTACAGGATCGAGCGCGCCCAGGATACGCTCGGCCTTGTTGCGGGTGCTGGCATGTTCGATGACCGCGCAGGGCACCCGCGCCAGCGCCATCTCCCGCCGTAGGCTCGCCGGCAGGAAACGGCCGAGGCCGTTGCTCTCCACCCGGACGGCCGGCAGCATCAGGGCGCCGGCGATCTCCACCACCTGCCGGCATTGCTGCGCCGCCGGGTCCAGCGACGCTTCCGGATCCTGGGTCAGATAGGCCAGCCGGTGCAGGTAGAGATCGCCCTCCGCATCGGCGTAGAGGCAGGCGAGCACCGAGGCATCGCCAACCCCGGGCTTGCCGAAGGCCGGGTCCCAATAGGCCCCGCCGGAGACCAGCCGCCGATCCAGCAGGCGCAACTCGCCCCGACCATTGGCTTCGCGGAACACTGGCTCCTCGCGGTAGCGGAGCAGCAACGCGGGATCGAGCCGCACGACCGCGTCCTCGACCAGTTCGAGCAGCATCTGTCGGCGGAAGGCAAGCGGCCCCACCCGGTCACGCAGCGCGGCGATCGCCGCGGCGTCGAAGCGCTCAGGCCAGGCGCTTGCCCCTTCGGCATCGTGCAACGGCAGGACCAGCCGGCGATAGCCGCGGAGCGCCGCTTGCGGGTGCGTGGCCGGCACATAGAGGCTTTCGGCGCAATGCGGCGTGCCGATCATGATGGTGGTCCCGCCGGGCACCAGGACAAACTCAGTCTCGGCAAGGCAGGCGCGCAGCGCTTCACGCTTGGCCGGCGTATCGCAATTGCCGGGCACCTCGATATCGTCGCAGATCAGCAGATCAGCGCGGGCGCCGGTGATGTTGCCACCCACGCCCTGCGCCAGCATCGAGGGGTCGCGCAGGCTCGCCTGCCGCGCGACCGTAAAGCGGTCCATCGCCCAGGCTTCCGGCTGCGGCGGCCGCAGCCCGGCCGAGAGCGGATGGCGTTCCAGGATGCGCCGCACCTGGGCGACCATCTTCACCGCCAGCGCCTGATCGGCGGCAACCACCAGAATGCGGGTATCCGGCGCCACCACCAGCCGCCAGGCGCAGAACAGTCCCACAAGGGTGGACTTGCCGCTGCCGCGGAAGGCCAGCAGCAGCAGCCGGCGGTCGCCCCGACGCCAGCGCGCGGCCAGCCAGCGGGCCATGCGGTGTTGCGGGGGCGGCGCCCCCTGACGGTTCACGTGATGCCAGATCCAGAGGAATTCGGTGAAGTCAATCGGGGCCGTGCTCGTCATCGATCATCGGCTCCTCTTCGTCCTGGGGCGGCATCAGCGCGCGCCACTCGGTGATGCTGGCCTGCCCGCCGGGGCCGGTGCCCGCACCCAGCTGCGCGGCGACCTTGCGGAATTGCTCCAGGTGGTTGAGCACCGCCCGCGCGGCGTCGTTGCGGGCCTTGAGGCGCCGCGTTGCCTCGGCCTCGTCAGCGGCGTCATCCACCCAGGCCTGCCAGCGCTTCAGGAAGGTGAAGTAATCCGCCAGGATCATGCCGACCGTCGCCTTGGCATCGATCGGCGCGGGGGCGTTCGGTCGCGCGGCGTCTTGCGGCACCAAGCCTGCGTCCGGCATCACAGGCGCGGCTTCACGGCACGCAGGTAGAGCGTGCCAGCACCCGGCGTCACGCTGCCGCCGCTGATATTCTGCGCCGTAACCCGCACCTGGTTGGTGCCGGCGGTGCCCCCGACCGCGGCCGAGAACACCACCCCGCCATTCTGGAAACCGGCCGCCATGGCGAAGCCGACATCCAGGAAATCGCCCTGCCGGACGCCGGGCAGCGTGACATCGCGGGTGGCGGTCGCGCCGGCGGCGAGGCTGGGGATGGTCCAGCCGGTATCGATCGTCGTCAGCTCCCGCCCGCCCCAGGCCCTGGCGCCGGCAAACAGCAGGCGCGGTGCCTCGGTCGCCGGGGTGAACAGCCGCAGCGCGCGCAGGGTGGCGGTGGCGGAACTGCCGCGGATGCCGATGACGGCGACCTGCGCGGCCGCGCCAAGCGTGATCCGTTGCAGGCGGTTCAGAGGCAAGCCGCCGACCAGCGCATCCAGATCGGCATTGCCTTCCCACCAGTAGGAAGGGCTGCCCTGAAAGACGCTGTTCATGTTCGAGAACAGCACCGGCGTGCCGCCATCCAGCACCGTCTCGTTGCCATCGAACTGCATCACCAGCGGGCGCATGCCGCTGCCTTCGGCCGCCAGCAGGAACTCCTTGCAGCTGCTGCAATCGACGACGAAGGCAAGGCCGCGCGAGGTCGGCAGGGTGATGTCCTCGGCGCCCAGCCCGATCTGATCGAGGCCGGGGAAGCAGAAGCCGTTGAGCGTGCCGGGCGGCCCGGCGGGGTTGCCGGAAAGAACGGCAAGCTGTTCGAAGCCCACGCCATTGGCCACTGCGGCGGTATGGCGGAAGGCCCGGGCGCGCAGATTCTCTGCGGCCGCCACAAGCCGTGGCGTGGCGATCGCCGCCGCCGCCTGGTGCTGCGGCACGACAACGCCCCCAGCGCGGGTCGCGCCCTGGTACTGCACGGCGCACCCGGCGAAACCATAGGTGCCGACATAGGCGACCTCGTAGCGGGCATCGCTGAAGCCACCGGTATGGCGGGCGACATAGGGCGAACACGCTTCCATGCGGATCGCCTGGGCGTTCAGCGCGCGGCCGTCGACCTCGATTAGGAAGGGGATCGCATCGACGGTGCCCGGCGTGCCCTGGCGCTGGAGCTCGAAGTTCTGGCCGATGAAGACATGGCTGTTGTGCAGGCGATAGGCGCCGGCGGCGGCCGAAAGGCGGATGCCGAAGCGGGGCTGGGTGGGGTTGGTCGCGCTCTTGCAAGCGAAGTGGCCACCCATATGACGAAGCGCATTGACCCATCCGCTCGAGGTCAGCGTCCGCAGATCAAGGCCGATCCGGTTATCGACGATTCGGCCATAGCGGATTTCGCTGTTCTGGCTGCCGCGCTGATCGCCCAGGATCTGCACGCCGATGGTGAAGCCTTCGGCCCGGCTGACCTCGACCGCGCTTTCGTTGATGTTGCGCAGCTGGATGCCGATATCGGCCTCGTTCGACCAGTCGCTCAGGCTCTGGCGCAGCACGGCCAGGCCGGTGTAGCGCTTGCGCTGATTGTCCGCCGCGCCGCCATCGCCGAGCGTGAGCGCCGCCCGGCCGGGCGGGCCGGCGTAGAGGATAGTGCCGCGCATCAGCAGCCCGGCGGCGGCGCCCAGCAGCACCAGCGGCATGCTGGTGAAGAACAGCCCTTCGCCGATCTCCAGCAGCCGGTTGCTGGCGGCGGCGGCGTTCATCGCGGCCTGCAGCGCCGGCCCATCATCGGTCGCGCCATCGCCCACCGCGCCGAAATCGCGGGCCGAGAGATGTTCGGCCAGCTTGTCTTCGACGGTGCGCGGGATGGCACCCGCGAAGGGCAGCGTCAGCTGGCCTTCGCCGCGGTCATAGACGGTGACGTTACCCAGGCTGTCGAAGCCGAGCAGCCGGTTGGCGCGGGCGCCGCGGATCGGCAGGGTGGTGCCGCTTGATGGCTCGCCGGGGTCGAGATGCAGCGTCCCCCCCAGGCTGTCCGACATCTCCTGCAGCGCGGCGATCTGGTAATCCAGCTCGTCGTTCAGCACCCGGGCGCGCAGGATGCCGCTTTCGTGGAAATCCGTGGTGCGGGCGATCGCCAGATGCCGGCGCAGCGTGACCAGCATACCGGCCGGGGGGGGGGCGGCGAACTGCACGCTGCCGCCGCCCGACAGGCCGGCGCCGATCACCGTATAGCTGCCCTGCTGGACCAGGTTGTCGAGCCGGACTTCGAGATCGGCCTCAGTGAAGATGGGAAAGCCGAAGGGGAAGCTCGCCTGCGTGCCATCGGCGGCGTACTGCACGCGGGGCGCGATATCGCCGATCGTGATGTGCTGGTCCATCGGACGGACTGGCTCCGGAAAGGGTGGGTGGGCGTCAGGCGAGCAGGCTGCGCGAGGCGAAGCCGAAGGCCGGGGCGTTCTGCAGCAGCGTGGTGGCGGTCGAATCCGGCTGCAGCAGGCTGATCTGGCCCTGGGCCAGCTGCGCCCGGGTGGCGGCGTCCGCCGCTTCCTGGGCGGCGCGGGCGCGCTGCACGACGCCGCCCTCCACCGCCGCGGCCGAGCCGTCCTGCGCGACGATGCCGGCGCCGCCCAGCTGGGCGCGGGCCGCATCGACCGTCTGCGCCAGCTGCTGCTGCCGGGCGAGCGCATCCTGCTGCGCCTGCGACAGAATGGCGCGCTGGCGCAGCTGGTTCTGCTGCTGCGTCACCTGCAGCTGGGCCTGGTTGTTGGCCTGCTGCAACTGCGCCGCGCGCAGATTGCCGTAAACCGAGGCGCCGGCGCCGAGGACGCTGGCCATGGAAGCGATTCCGCCCATCAGTCTGTCGTCCTCATTTCGGTGGTGACGGAGAGCAAGGTCATCGGAAGTGGCGTATCGTCGCGGATGCGCCACAGCGGTGCCGCGGCATCGCGCCGCCAGCCCAGGGCCCGCAGGCGGACATCGCCGGTGAACCGGGCGGGCGCGGCATCAAGCAGCGGGGTACCCAGGCGCCGGAACGGTACCGGCCGGGCGCCATCACCCAGGTCGACCGCCAGCGCGGCGGTGCCGAGCAGGCGGAAGGTGATGGCCACCAGCCGCAAGGGCGCGGCGCCCATGCCGCTCGGCGCGGTCAGGTCGGGCGGCAGGGGTTCGATCTCGTGCGCGAAGGGCAGGCCGATCTGGGTCGTGCTCGCCGCCGCTTCCAGGGTGACGGCACCACCGGCGACGACACCGGTGCCGCCATCGGCCCCATCGGCCAGGATGCCGACGGTCTGTGCCTCCAGATGCGAAAGGCCGTCCCAGTGCGTGGCAGGCGTGCTCGCCGCGCCGTCCAGCGCCGCATCCAGCGCCAGCGCCGCATCGAAGCGTTCCAGCCGGGTCTGGCCAAAGCGTTCGACGGCGGCCCAGATGACGCCTTCGATGCAGGCGAGGGCGAGTACCGCACCGGCAGTCTCCTGCCGCGACCAGGCGGTGACCTGCTCCTCGCGGTAGATGGTCAGCGTGGCGATCGCGCCATCGGCCATGGCGATGTGCAGCAGCCGCGCCCTTTGATCATAGGCCATGTCCTGCGGGTCGACTAAAAGATGCCGGGCGGTCAGCGCCAGATCGTTGGCCTGATAGGTGGATTGCATCGCGGTGTAGTCGAAGGCGAAAGCGGCCCGACCGTTGCGGGCCAGGAAGACCGTGGCGCCGTCGATGTCGAGCGGCTGGATCAGCCGCCCGACGGGCGAGCCGATGCGGGTCTGCCGGGAGAGCTGGATGCTGCTGGGCGTCAGCGGCGCGCCACTTGCCACATATTCGGCGCCGGAGGTGAAGACCTGCAGATTGCGGCCGGAAAAGACACCGCGGATCGCGTTCACCTGATCGGAAAGAATGGCGAATTCGATGCCCTCGCTATCGAGACCGGTGCCGAGATCGAAGTCGTAGAGATTGCCGGTGCGCGAGAGCCAGAGACGGTTCGGCAGGTCGCGCGCACCGCCGAAGACCAGCCGGTTCTGATGGAAGCAGGCGGTGGTCGGCCAGCCATGCAGCGGCGAGAAGGCCTCCTCGTCCCAATCCGTGGTCGCGGTGGTCCCGACCAGGGGATCGATCGCCGTGGCGCTGGCCTGCTGCGCGGAGACAACGCCGGTGATAACCAGCCGCCGGCCACCCAGGCGGAACCGCACCCCGACATGCAGTGGGTCGAAAACCGGCGCGCTGGCGGTCAGTTGCAGGCTGCCGGTGGTAGCCGATGGGGCCAGGCTGACCGCCGCATCGGCGAAGCGATGCCAGGGCGCACGGGTAAAAGCCCAGGGCGCCACGCTCCAGCTGCTGGCGCCGGTGCGGGTAACCCGCTGCGGCGGCATCGCCGGATGGCAGAGCAGCAGCGTATCGGCGCTTTGCGTCCAGGCGATCTGCGCCAGCATGTCGGCGGTCCAGGGGCCGCTGACCTGCGCCAGTTGCACATCGCCGGCGAAGACGCTCAGCAGCTGATCGGTCAGGACGATCAGATAGGTCTGCTCGGTGTTGAACTCGAACGGGATCAGCTTCGCCGTACCCGGCAGCGTCGCGACGTGCCGCAGCCCGGGTCGGCGCGTCACCCCGCCGGTCGGCTGGATGAAGACATTGCGCAGCCTGGCGGCGCCATTGGCCCAGGCGCGCAGGTCGGGCCGCCCCAGCAGCTCCGGGGCCAGCTCGCCAGCGGTGAAGCTGGTCTTGAGGGTGCGCAGGAAGGCCATGTCAGCGCCTCGCGCTGATCAGCGGAAAGTTCTCGATCGCGCGCGGCGGCGCCTGCTGGCTGTCGATCGCCTTGGCGATGCGCAGCTCGGCCTCCGCCAGGGCCAGCAGTTGCTGCGAGCGGGACGTGTTTTCGGTCAGCGGGATGCAGAACTCCGCCGCCAGGCGCGCCGTCAGCGCGGCGGCGAAATGCGGCGGGAAGACGCTTTCATCCGGCCGGAACAGGTACGTCAGCGTGACCTCGGCGGCATTGCTGTGCAGCCGCTGTTCGAGGAGGCGGTAGTCGAGGCCGCGGGCGCGCAGCGGATAACCGGCCGAAAGCACGCGCAGGAAGCCCGGCGGCAGGGCATAGGCATAGCGATAATCGGCCACCGGCTGGGCAGCGAGGCGGGCGAGGCTCGTCTGGCCGGTGGCGAAGCTCCAGGGGTGGCGCGCCAGCAGCGCGTCCCGGGTCCCGGGATAGAGATTGGCCGCGATCTCCGCCTCGGCGGTGCCGTCATCAAGCGAGGAAATCGGCTGCGCACCCAGCGCGAGCAGCGCGCGCGCGCAAAGCGCAAGGGCGGAGAGGGCCATCGGCGGGAACTCCTGCGGAAAAGGGGATGCCCCGCCCCGATCGGGGCGGGGCGATGGGTCGGCTTACGCCTCGGCGCAGCGCATCCGCACGATGCCGGTATTGTCCACCAGCACCGAGCCCTGGCTCATCATGCTGTTGACGAAATGGGCGGCGTGGTCGCCGTGCCAGGTGATATCCGTCTGGATATCGGCCCCGACGGCATGGGCGATGGCGGTGCGGTGATAGAAATAGCAGTAGCGCAGGCTGCCGTTCAGCGTCAGGCCGCTATGCGGAACCCAGAGCGCGCCCAGCCACTTCTTCGCCTGGGTGCCCTTCCAGGGCAGTTCGTCGTCGCCGACATACTGCGCATTGGCGAATTCCTGGATGGTCAGCAGGTCGCTCCACTGCTTCCAGCCGACCACGGCAAAGCGCTGGCCGTCATCCGGGACATCGGCATTGCCCATCATCTGGAAGGCCAGCAGCACCTTGGCGCGGGTCAGGCCATCGGTGTCGGTGGTGCCGGCGGTGGTGCCGATCGCCTCGCGCGTTGCCGTATCCATGGCGGCGATGATCAGCTCGTCCGTCTTGCGGCCCAGCGCATAGGCGCCGGCATTAGCCAGCACCATGCGCTCATCGATGTTGGTCTTCAGCTCGTCCAGCCGGTCGATCCAGTCGCCGGCGTAGTAGTCCTGCAGGAAGCATTCGACCGTGGAATGCGCAACGTTCATCACCGGCACGATGCCGTCGCGCGCCTTGGCCGCCGCAGTGCCGCGGCCCACCTTCTGGAACACGGCGGAAGCGCCACGCACATCGGTCTTGCTGCGCACCGTCGGGCGCAGCTTGCTGCCGTGGCGCTGATACGCCTCCTGCACCTCGGTCTCGTAGAATTTGATGAAGGCCTGGTCGATCGTGGAGGACATGAGTCTCTCTTTCGGGATCGGGTTGGGAAAGCCGCGCCATCCGGCTTGCCGGCCATGCGGGCCGGGCGGTGCGGCGCGGCCGCGCGCCCCGGGGGGTTCTGCGCGGCCGGATGGGTTGGGGGCGGGCCGGACCCGCGCGGCC